CAAGTTGTAAAACCAGGAGCGATGCCAGTTGTTGGTAAATTTGTTTTCACTGATTTTCTTGATGTAGACAAACGTGCTCACTATTATGATGTTGAATCTTGTCCTTTAGCGATTCCTACAGTAGTAGATCAAATTTATACACTTCAGTGCGTTGCGTAATGAAATACTTTAAAATTCATCCAAATACTTTATCAGTTGGCTATCCTAACGGAGTGCTAACTGATAAAACAAAGGAATATCCGGAGGATTTATGGGAAGAAGGCATTGCTGATCAACTTGTAAAAACAGGATTTTTAGTTGAAGTAAAGAAAACTGAAGTTAAAAAAAAATAGTTTAAAGGGGTTTAAACTTAAAATAAAAAGGTGAGTTATTAAGGTTACTCACCTTTTTTGTTAACATGGGACTAATAGATCAAGCCATAGCAGATTTACAAATCATTACTGGAAACGGCAATGATTTTGGTGTTCCTATAAAATTCACTTCTGCAAAAGATGGTAAAGTTGTTACCATAAATGGCATTCATAATAAAATTCATTTAGGAGTTGATAGTGTTGGAAATGTTGTTTATTCAAAAAATGCCACAGTATCAGTAAGTGAAGGTTTATTAACTAATGCCGGTTATTCAGTAAGAAATGCATCAGGAGAAGTTGATATGAAAAATGATCTTGTTGATGTAAAAGATAGTTCAGGAATACTAAAAAATTACATCATTAAATCAAAAATGCCGGATGAAACAATCGGATTAATTGTTTTTGTTTTAGAAGATTATAAATGAGCGCTCTTATAAATTATACAATTCCAAAAAGAAATTTTGAACCTATACGCGATCGTATAGCGCAAATTCTTTTGGTCGAATTAAATAATCAATATCTTAATTATAATCCTAATTGCAATGTTGATGGTGTTTATATTGAGCGTAAAAAACCAATTGATCAAACAGAATTAGCATTTGTAAATGTTTCTGTTATTAATGGTGTTTTTGATAGTAAGACTCAAGGAAGTAAGGACGGGACCTATCAATACGCTATTGACATTTTCACTAGAGCAGCATCAGAAAGTAATAAACCAGGAGATAAAGAATCACAAATATTACTTGAAAGTCTTTTAAGTATTTGCGATTACATTTTAGAAGATCCTCAGTATAAAACATTATTATTTGCTCCTGGAACAATCGGAGGAATATTGGTAGGAGAAATGCAATTAAGGGAACAAAATGTTGAAGATGCAAGTAATGTTTCAATGGGCCGATTGATTTTAACTGTTCGGACCGAAGAAACAAATTTATTAAAATATGCTCCTATCCTTCAACAAAGTTTTACTGTTTCAAATTTAGCTTATACAAATAAAGGTTATCAATATATTTCATGAGCGCAATAAATAGGGCTGCATTAGTTGCACTTTTAAATAGTAAAGTACTTACCGGTGGAAACCAAACTACGGCACA